CGTCCCGAAATCTTTGTCCTCTACCCACCATTGGGATAAGAAGGTTATACTTTTTCATAGCAGATTTTCTTTTAGTAAATTAGTGGCAATGTGATGAGAATTTATCACAGATTTCTTCAGATCATTTCCAGTAATCATGGACTTGATGAACCCAGAAGCAAAGTAATCACCTGCACCTAAGACATTGACATCAGATAGAAACAATTCCTCTGGAAGAATATAATCTTCCACGGTTTTTCCATCTGAAATGGAACTTCCATGTGGATGATGCATAATAACATGACCCTTAACTAAAGCACCAATATCTCTGATGTCCATGAATAAATCTTCTTTCGCAATAAAGAGATAGTCAAGATACTTCAATTGATCAATACATCTTTCAGGACTCTCTTTTGTGATATCAGCAGATACAATACCATTTAATTCTGATACAAAAGAGATATCATTTAATTGATTGATATAAGAAATATGATGCCAATCAGAATCAGTAGGAGATGCAGGGTTTTCTTTTACATTGAAAGAACACCTACCAACTCTATAATTATTTTCTTTGTCAACTAATACCAAAGCATGTCCAATAGACAGAGGTTGAATAGAAACATTCAATCCCTGCCCCTGAGATACTAAACCTGACCAGACATTAGCAATACCCCCAAGAGATGGTGTTTCTTTGAAGTCAACTATAATTCTATCTACAGTAAGGTGTCCATATAAGGTGACATTTTTACACATCACTTCATTGCTGCACTAGACGCTTCTTTCTTATCTAACTCTGCAACTGCTTCTTCAGATGCATCATCAACAATACCTTTACTAACTAAGAAATCATAGAGTTCTTGAATAACACCCTCACCACCTTTAGACTCTAGAAGATAGAGACAATTTTGTTTGATAATTTTGGGTGCGTCGGATGGAGCAAAGGTCCAAAACAAAGTCTTGAACATGGAAAGGTCAAAGAAATCATCCCCGACAAATGCCATATTTTCTCGTTTTACATCATACTGCTGCTCAAGGTGACTCAGGTATACAGACTTATCCAAACTCAAATCACTACCACGAGTGCAATAGAAAGGGATATTTCTTTGCCTTGCCATATTTGCATTCCAATTATCTCCAGAGAGCATAATAACTTTCACTCCTGCAGCAACAAATCTTTTAATAGCAGTGAAATCCTTACAACGAAATCTTTTATGAACAGGAGTATGATCTTCAGTGTATACTTTTGTCCCGTCAGTCAAGACACCATCAACATCAAGAATCAACAATTTAATTTTTGACTTCTCACCAATATTGTCACTGAGAACTTGACTATGACGGACTGATGATGGTCGTCCACCAATGGTATCGGGATATTCGGACATAATTTTTAAGTGTTACGGTTTAATTTTATCATGGTTTGATTGAAACGTCAATGATCAGTTTGAGTATTAATCCAATAATATGTGCAACGAATACCCTCTTCAAGGGTCATTGAGTAATCCCAATCAAGTTTCTCTCGAATCAAATCATTGTTAGAATTGCGTCCACGAACACCGAGAGGACCGTCAATATGAATTTTTCTGACCTCTTTTTCGGCAACCCTAGAAACAATTTCTACCAATTGATTAATGGTGACCATTTCTTCAGAACCAATATTCACAGGACCCATAAAGTCACTATCCATCAATCTTCTAGTTGCTTCGATGCATTCATCAACATACAGGAAGGAACGAGTTTGCAGACCGTCACCCCATACTTCGATTGCTCCCCCCTCGTTGGGGAGATTGGCAACCTTTCTACAGATTGCCGCTGGTGCCTTCTCTCTTCCCCCATCCCAGGTTCCTTCGGGTCCGAATATGTTATGATACCTAGCAATGCGAACAGGAATCCCATAATTACGATTGTAAGCCCGGTATAGTCTCTCACTGAATAGTTTTTCCCATCCATATTCGGAATCTGGGTTTGCTGGATATGCTGATTCTTCACGGCAATCTGGATTATCGGGGTCTAATTGATTATGCTCTGGATACATACAAGCAGATCCAGAATAGAAGATTTTAGTTTTATTCTGTTCTGAAATTTCATTAAATTTACGTTGTTCCTCAAGAACGTTCAAATTAATAGACACAGAGTTGTGCATGATATCTGCATCATTCTCACCAGTGAATACAAATCCTGCACCACCCATATCAGCAGCAAACTGATAGATCTCATCAAAAGGTTCTGCGAATTTATCTACAATATCTTTATAGAAGTTTCCAAGATATCCAGTAAAACGAACACATCGTTTCACTATATTAACATCTCTCAAATCAGCGACAATAAACTCATTTGCATGAGATGCACAATATTCGGGATGTTTAAGATCAACTCCACGAATCCAGTATCCCTCAGAACGAAGTCTCTTTACCATGTGACTTCCAATAAATCCACCGGCACCAAGTACCAATGCGGTTTTCTTATATTCAGACATTAAAATTACCTCACGTAATATGTATAATACTATAAAAAAATGATACGGTCAATATATTTTACACATTTCAGACAATCCTTCTTCAAAACTCATCTCTGAAGTAAACATCATAGAAGTAAGTTTATTTGTATTCAATGTCATATTTTTTACCTGTAAATATTCTTGATCTTGCGGAAACGAAACTGGATATATGTCACTATCACTACAGGTTATATTTTTAGCAATAAAAAGTATTTCTTTAAATGACATAGATTTACCTGTTGCAATATTGTAGATTTGATTTTTATCAGACTTTTCGATCAAAAATTTAATAGCTCTACAAATATCATCAACAAACATATAGTCTTTCTGAAAATCACCTCCACCAAATAATTTAATGTCTTTATTCTGTTTCATTAGACTAATCATAAAACCAAGGACATTTTTACCTGGAGTGATAGTAGGATCCAGTCCATACACATTTCCTACCCTAAAAATCCTGTATTTTACACCAAAAGTATTGCAATAAGAGATCAATAATTGCTCTGCAGTTCTCTTTGTAATCGAATAAAACCCTGTAGGATTGCAGCAGTCAGTCTCCTTTGCATCTAAAACATCATTTCCATAAACAAAACCAGAACTTACAAAGTTAAATGTGATGTCTTTATCTTTGCAGTTAGATAAAACCTCCATTAATAAGGTCAAGTTAGTATTGATATCTACATGCAAATCACTGAAGACACTTTGATTAGTTGTCGTGCTAATGAAGTATAAAACATCTTTTGTTGGTGGTTTTCTACCCTCTCTAGGCACTAAAGTAACCTTATCAGTATATAATTCACAAAATTTACCACCAATAAATCCAGTTCCACCGAAAACAGATAGATTATTCATAGGTATGACACTCATCAAATGACTTTCCTACCATATCTTTATTAGATAAAATGGGGTTTCTAGTCGTCAACCAGTCAATATTCAAAGTAGGATCGTCCCATGCAAGGGTCTCCTGATCATTTGGCACATAGTAATCCGTGGTTTTGTATGTAACCTCAGCTGTTTCACTCATCACATGAAACCCATGAGCAAATCCAGGAGGGATCCACAATTGCTTCTCCGGCCTATTCAAAGTAACTCCAATCCACCTACCAAAAGTGTGCGAGGACCTTCTAAGGTCAACAGCAACGTCATAAATGGCACCCGAAATACATCGCATCAACTTTCCTTGTGGACGTTTGACCTGATAATGCAATCCCCTCAATACGGATTGAGATGATTTAGAATGATTATCCTGCACAAACTCTAAAGAATACCCAATAATGTCACAGAATTGTTGTGAATTAAAGGACTCCATGAAAAAACCACGATCATCCTGAAATAATTTATTCTCAATGATATAGACATCTTTGAGTTCAGTTCCTATTGCTTTCATACCATTCAATCGTTTCTTTAAGTCCGTCATCAATATTAAATCTTGGTTTCCAACCCAAAGTTTTAGAAATTTTACTAATGTCAGTAGAGTATCGTCGATCATGACCAGGACGATCCTTAACATATTCTATCATACTTTCATCTTTTCCCATGAAAGATAATATTTTTTTAACCAGATCAATATTCTCCATTTCACATTCACCACCGATATTATATTTTTCACCTATAGATCCATCTCTCCAAATTTTAATCAATGCCTCACAATGATCCTGAACATATAACCAATCTCTAATTTGTTTTCCATCACCATAAATTGGAATTTTTTTACAATTCAGTATGTTTAAAATTGTTTGTGGAATAAATTTTTCTTTATGTTGTCTTGGTCCATAATTATTAGAGCAGTTAGTAATAATTGCAGGAAGACCATATGTATTATTAAATGCTTTTACAAAATGATCACTAGATGCTTTTGATGCAGAATACGGATTCTTAGGATCATAATTTGTTTCCTCTGTAAATGATCCATTCTCTATAGATCCATATACTTCATCAGTAGAGATATGCATAAATTTATTAACTTCTTTTTTTAAAGAAGCATTTAGAAGATTAACAGTTCCCACAATATTAGTTAAAATAAACTCAGAACAATCTTTAATTGAGTTATCTACATGACTTTCTGCAGCAAAGTGAAAGACTGATCTGACATCATACTTTTCAAAAACATATTGAACGAATTGCTCATCAGCAATATCCCCCACCTCAAGAGGAATTTTCCAAGGAACTTGACGAGCATCACCAGCGTATGTAAGTTTGTCTATACACACGATTGATTCGTCTAGGGCATGTAGAAAATTGCTGCCAATGAATCCTGCACCACCTGTTACTAATATTGTCATTTTTGCTTATATTTTTCTAGGAGTTCTGGGGAATATTGAGGTAATTCTTTTACTTCTCTTTCTTCTCTCTTTGCATTTTCTAAATCAAAAACTCTATTGCGAAGTTCAGTAGAAGAATATTTGTGCTTTCTTACATGAAAATGCAGTTCAATTCCGTTATCTATACAATATTGCTTACCGGTAAAATCAACATTCTTATACTCTTCACTTAAAAAACGAATATCAATCTTCTGAGTTTGAATTAAGTTAAGTAAGTCTTCTTCGGTTTGATATACAAGTATCTCATCAATATATTTACATCCCTGTAGTTGAACATATCTCTCATAGACTCCTTGAGTAGGTTTATTCTTAATACCAGGTCTATCAATAGTAGGATCCACTTGAAGTGCCACAATCAAGTGATCGCATAATTGTTTTTCCATCTTTAGCATTGTGACATGTCCAGCATGAAACAAATCAAAAGAACTACATTGAAATCCTATTTTCATTTTCAATATTTGTTTGATAGCATTATACTAAAAAAGAACGGTTTATGCAACCGTTCCGGTAAGGTCTTTGCCATGCACGCCACTTGTTCTTTTACAGGAAACAAGAAACCTGGCGGGA